AAGACTTTTTTGTTTCTGGAACTTACAACGATACAGGTTTGTTTGGTCAACAGTTATTTAAAGGTGGTAAGTATGTTACCATTGTAGAAGGGGAATGTGATGCTATGTCTGCTTATGAACTCTTGGGTTCTAAGTGGGCAGTAGTGTCCATAAAGCGTGGGGCACAGGGTGCAGTACGTGATGTAAAAGAAAGCCTAGAGTTCTTTGAAGAGTTTGAGAATGTAATTATAGCATTTGATAATGACAAGGCAGGTAAAGAAGCATCTATTAAAGTAGCTAGACTATTTAAACCTAGTAAAGCTAAGATACTGACACTACCACACGGTTACAAAGACCCCAATGATATGCTCCGTTCCAACAGACATAAAGAATTTGTTGAGGCTTGGTGGGCATCAAAAGTTTATACACCCTCTGGTGTTATAAATGTTTCAGAACAACGAGAGAAGTTTCACAATCGTGAAAAGAAAGAGAGTGTTCCTTATCCATATGAAGGATTAAACAAAAAGTTATATGGACTTAGACAAGGAGAACTTGTAACACTTACAGGTGGTACAGGTCTTGGTAAGTCTAGTGTAACTAGAGAACTTGAACATCATCTTATTAAAAGTACTAATGACAACGTGGGTATCATAGCATTAGAAGAAGATTGGAGAAGAACCATTGATGGTATCTTATCTATTGAAGCTAACGCTAGGCTTTATGTTGACCAAATAAGAGATAGGTTTTCTAAAGAAGAACTAGATAAAATGTTTGATATACTTTATGACGGTGATAATAGGAATAGAGTATGGGTACATTCACACTTTGGAACAAATGATATTGATGATATCTTTACTAAACTTAGATTTATGATTATAGGATGTGATTGTAAGTGGGTAGTAGTAGACCATCTACACATGTTAGTTAGTGCTGTACATGAAGGAGATGAGAGACGAGCCATTGATTCTATTATGACTAGACTTAGAAGTTTGGTAGAAGAGACAGGTGCAGGTATCATTTTAGTTTCACACCTACGTAGAGTTGACGGTAATAAAGGACACGAGAATGGTATAGAGGTTTCTTTATCTCATCTTCGTGGCTCAAATAGTATTGGACAGTTATCTGATTGTGTTATAGCATTAGAAAGAAATCAACAATCAGATGATGAAGACGAAGCTAGAACAACTAAGCTTAGAATACTTAAGTCAAGATACACCGGTGATGTAGGCATGGCATGTAGAGTTATCTATGATGCCGAAACAGGAAGACTCTCTGAACTCTCTGATAATGATATAGAATTTGATGGTAGTTTAGATGAGGCTTTTTAGTGCAGTTAGTATTTGATATAGAAACAGATGACCTGAAAGCAACTAAGATACATTGTATCGTTGCTAAAGATGTAGATACTCAGGAGGTTTTTTCATTTTCCCCTGATAACTTACAAGCAGGTTACGAGTTTCTTACAACAGCAAATACTTTGATAGGTCATAACATTATTGGATTTGATATACCTATGGTACACAAGTTCAGTAATGTAGACCTTTCTAAAATTCCAGTAATAGATACGCTTGTTTTATCTAGGTTATTTAATCCGGCAAGAGAAGGAGGACATAGCTTAGAGAAGTGGGGATACAAACTTGGCTATCACAAAATAGATTTTTCAGACTACCTTAATTATTCACAAGACATGATGGACTATTGTATCCGTGATGTTGAACTTAACTTAGAAGTTTTTAAGCAGTTAAGAAAAGAAAGTAAAGGGTTTGATAAAGGTTGTATAGAACTAGAACAAAAGGTTGCAGAGATAATTAAACAACAAGAGGTCAATGGATTTAAGTTTGATACTCAACATGCTTTACTGTTACTTGCTGAGCTGAGAGAAAAGAAACAAGCAATAGAAGATGAGGTGCATAACACATTTAAACCTAAGTGGGTTGATGATAAGTTAGTTACACCTTATATAAAGAAAGATGGTGAACTATCTAAGCGTGGTCTTACTGATGATGAATACAATAGATGTATAACAACTAACAACACAGACCCCTTCATGCGACAGTCTTTACAAGAGTTTAATCTTGGTAGTCGTAAACAAATAGGAGAATATCTTATTGACTTTGGTTGGAAGCCTGAAAGATTTACACCAACAGGTCAACCAATAGTAGATGAGAAAACTTTATCTGCAATCACACACATACACGAAGCTAACTTAATAGCACAGTTTCTTTTACTACAAAAGCGTATAGCCCAGATTGATTCTTGGATTGATGCTACTGAAGATGACGGAAGGGTGCATGGCTTTGTTATACCTAACGGTGCTATCACAGGTAGGATGACTCATAGAAGTCCTAACATGGCACAAGTCCCTAGCTCTCACAATCCTTACGGTAAAGAATGCCGAGCTTGTTGGACTGTTGATGAGGGTAATGTTTTACTTGGAGTTGATGCTTCTGGTCTTGAGATTAGAATGTTAGCTCATTATATGAATGACGAGGAGTACACTAATGAAATCATTAACGGAGATATACACACCTCTAATCAAGAACTTGCAAAGCTTGAATCTAGAGATAAGGCAAAAACATTCATCTATGCACTCATGTACGGAGCAGGAGATGAAAAACTTGGGAACGTGGTTGGAGGAACTACAGCAGATGGTAAAAGAGCTAGACAATATTTCTTTGATAATAAACCTACATTCAAATCTCTTAGAGACAGAGTACAAAGAGCATCTTCAAAAGGTTATCTCAAAGGATTAGACGGTAGAAAACTTTATGTGCGTAATCAACACTCAGCACTTAACACTTTACTACAAGGTGCAGGTGCTATTATAATGAAACAAGCATTAGTTATTCTTTCAAATAGATTAGTATTAGGAACTGTTCCTCATAAATTTGTAGCTAACATTCACGATGAGTGGCAGATAGAAGTTCCTAAATGTAGAGCAGTACGTGTAGGTAGTTTGGCTGTAGACTCTATAATAGAAGCAGGAAAATATTACAATCTTCGTTGTCCCCTTGATGGCGAATACAAGATAGGAGATAACTGGAGTGAAACCCACTAAGAAAGACCAAAAGAAATTTGACCTTGACTTACAGTATGGTGAGATAAGGGAAGATAAAGTTAGAGACATGTTAGAAGGAAAGAAGATAGAAGTTAAATCAGAACGTGGAATGTGGATGAAGACAGGTAACATATGTATAGAGTATGAGTCATGGAACAAACCATCTGGTATCAGAGCAACTGAATCAGACTATTGGTTTCATAACTTATGTGTAGGAGACAATGAGTTTTGTACTCTTGTATTTAAAACAGATGTACTAAGAACTATAGTGGATAAGCTTGATACTTTTAAAACTGTATCAGGTGGAGACCATAACGCAAGTAAAATGTTCCTTGTAAATCTACAAAAATTATTCTCATCAGATGTAATAAAAGCATTTAAGGACTCAGAAGATGGAAAAGAAAACGGAAAAAAAGACTAAAACACTTGACAGTTCTAGTCAAGAAGTATATAATAAATTGTCGGCTAATAAATTTAAGTCGGAATCTGGTCATTGGTATACGCAAGAAGGTGAACCAATGTATACTATCGTTGGTGCTAACGGTAAAGAAAGAAACACTACTCTTAGAGATGCAAGGAAAGAAAACCTAGTACCTTCAGTAACTACTATTCTTAGTATGATAGCCAAACCTCAACTAGAGAATTGGAAAATCAATCAAGCACTTAACTCTGCTCTTACTTTAGAGAAAGATTCTTTAGAAACTATTGAAGAGTTTGCATACAGATGTAAACAAGATTCTAAAAGAATAGGTCAAGAAGCTGCTGAAAAAGGTACAAAGATTCACGCCATGATTGAACGTGGTTTTCTTGGTGAAGAGAAGACAGAAACATATTGTGTTATTCAAAACTATTTAGATGAAATGTTTCCTGATGAAGAGTGGATAGCTGAAGCTTCTTTCTGTGCTGATTTAGGCTATGGTGGTAAAATAGATTTGTATTCTAAGTCTGGTATCTTTGTAGACTTTAAAACTAAAGACAACTTAGAAGGTAAAGAGCCTTCTAAATTAGTATACGATGAACACGGTATGCAGTTGTCTGCTTATGCACAAGGCTGTGGCTTTGATGATGTTGAAAGAGTATCTATCTTTGTTGATAGAGAAGATACAGAGCTTATAGCTTGTCATATATGGGATAAAGAATCTCATGCAAAACACATTGCTATGTTTAATAGTATTTTAACTTATTGGAAACTTGTAAAAAATTATGAACCAAAAAAAATCTAAAAGCTTAAGACGTAAAGCAGAAAAATTATTAATAGAATGGATAAGAACTATGGTTCCAGACGGTGAAGATGCTGATAAGATTAATAAGAAAAATTTACACGAATTTTTACCAGAGCAAACACATATCTTTGCTAACAATAAATTTATGATAAGTGCTTATAGTCTTCGATGGTTTTATAAACAGGTGAAAAGAAATCCTAATATAACTTTGGAAGAAATAAGTGGCTAGAAGAGTACCTAGAAAAGCAAGACCAAAGAAGACTAACGTACCTAAAGGTTACGATAGCTTATGGGAACATTCTTTACATGAAACAATACTTCAAGACTGGAAACACCATTGGGATAATATTGATTATGTAGTTAAACATAAGTATGAACCTGACTTTGTTAAGACAATAGATGGTAAAACAATATTACTAGAAGCTAAAGGTAGGTTCTGGGACTATGCAGAGTATAGTAAGTACATACATATTAGAGAAGCTCTTAACTCAGACTACACAGAGTTAGTGTTTTTGTTTCAGAAACCTTTTGCACCTATGCCACAGGCTAAGAAAAGAAAAGATGGAACTAAAAGAACCCATGCTGAGTGGGCAGAAACAAACAACTTCACATGGTATAGTGAAGAAACATTGCCAAAGGAATGGAGGACATGAAATATAAATTTAACGAAGACCAAGTGCTGAGAGAAATAAGAACTTATATAGATAGAACTTATGAAGCTCACTATGGTAACGGTAAATACCAAGCAACAGATATGATTATAGATGCCGGACACGGAGAGAGTTTTGGTATTGGTAACATTATGAAATATGCTATGAGGTTTGGAAAGAAAGATAACAAAAAAAAAGAATTAATGAAAATAATACACTACGCTATCATAACTATGCACGTGTTAGATGAGGAGAAAGATAATGGTTGAAGATAAGATAGGTAAAAAACCTTACTTAGGAATTGTAATAGATTATGGTAAAGAAAAACAGTTTGATAAATTTAGTATTGATACATTAAAAGATAGATATTTCTGGGAGAATGAAACACATGCACAAGAAGCACTCGCAAGAGCCTCCGTCTTCGGAGCCACCTTCAAAGGTGAGACTGACTTTGAACTTGCTCAAAGACTTTATAACTACAGTTCCTCTCGTTGGTTCATGTTTAGCACTCCTATACTTAGTAACGGAGGAACGACTCGTGGGCTTCCTATCAGTTGCTTCCTTAATTATGTTCCTGACAGTCGCAGTGGCTTATCTGCTCATTACGATGAGAATATTTGGCTCGCAAGTTCGGGTGGAGGCATTGGTGGATATTGGGGAGATGTTAGAAGTAACGGTATATCTACTGCTCATGGCAGTCGTTCTACTGGTTCAATTCCTTTCATGCATGTAGTTGACTCTCAAATGTTAGCATTCAATCAAGGTACTACAAGGCGTGGTAGCTATGCCGCTTACATGGATATTAGTCATCCAGAGATTGAAGAGTTTATTAACATGCGTAAAGAATCAGGCGGAGATATTAACAGAAAGAATCTTAATCTTCATAACGGTATAAATATTACTAATGCTTTTTTACAGGCTGTAGAAAATGACGAAGACTGGAGACTAATAGACCCCAAGACTAACGAAGCTGTAAGGGTAATCAACGCAAGAGATTTATGGTGGCAAATAATAAATGCTAGGGCAGAGACAGGTGAACCTTACATGGTAAACATAGATACATGTAACGAAGCATTGCCAAAAGGACAAAAAGATTTAGGGTTAAAAATCAGACAAAGTAATTTATGTTCTGAGATAACACTACCAACAGATGAAGAACGTACAGCAGTATGTTGTTTATCGTCTGTTAATTTAGAACACTTTGATAAATGGTCAAAGGATGATATGTTTATATCAGATTTAATAACAATGCTTGATAATGTTTTACAACATTACATTGACAATGCAATAGATACAACGCAGTTAGGAGAATACAGTGCAAATTTTAAACGCTTTAAAAAATATGTTAAAGAAGGTCAAGAGGGGTATACAAAGTCTGCCTACTCAGCGTATAGGGAACGCAGTCTCGGTCTTGGTGCTATGGGTTTTCATGCTTATCTACAATCTAGGAGCATACCTTTCGAAGGTATTTTTGCAACTGGTTTCAACCACAAAGCGTTTACTTACATCAAATCCAGAGCAGACGATGCAACTAAAGAGTTGGCTGTTGAAAGGGGTGAGGCTCCTGATATTCATGGTAGTGGTAGGAGGAATGCTAATCTCCTTGCTATTGCTCCTAATGCTAGTAGTGGTATCATCTGTAGTGGGACTTCTCCTAGTATTGAGCCTTACAGGGCTAACTGCTATACTCACAAAACTCTATCCGGTAGTTACCAAGTTAAAAATAAATACTTAGAAAAGCTTTTAAAATCTAAAGGATTAAAAGGTAAAGAGTTAGAAGCTATGTGGAAAGATATATCAGGTAGTGATGGTTCGGTACAACACTTAGATATACTTAACGATGATGAGAAAGAAATATTTAAAACTGCTAATGAGATAAATCAAATATGGATTGTAGAACATGCCCATCAAAGACAACAGTTTGTGTGTCAAGCACAGTCAGTTAATTTGTTCTTTACTTTACCAAAAGCTACAGAGCCTCAAGATGTACACGATAAATACATGCAATATGTAAATGATGTACATTGGTACGGTATGAACAAACTTAAATCACTTTACTATTTCCGTTCAAACGCAGCTAGGTCTGTAGAGAATGTGAATGTTAAAGTACCTAGAATAAACTTAGAAGATACAGAATGTATCGCATGTGAAGGATAATATGGATTGTTGGCATTGTAATACAAAATTAATATGGGGTGGAGACCATGATATAGAACATGAGGATTCAGAATATATGATGGAAACTAATTTAAGTTGTCCCAACTGTGGCTCTTTTGTCATGGTTTATTTACCAAAGGAGAAAGAATGAAAAAAGAAAAACTATACGATGCTTTGTATGACAGATATAAAGCAAGACAATCAGAGGCTTTATGTAATATTCAAATATATTTTAAAGATGGTGTAGGTGTAGCCGACCATCCTAATGTAGTAG